TCATGGTAATAATTCTCGATCAAAATACCTGTGCGGAAGCTGTAAAAAAGCTGGCTACAGACGATAAATCAACTGGTATTCCTGCCGGTTCATACGTCGTTGACCCTGTAGTTTACGAGCAAATCCAAGAATTTCTTCATAAATTAGCAAAGGCGTCTTAAATGGCAACCGTAGATCATGTTTTATACCCGGAAAATGCGGCTCCGGTAGGTACAGTGTTCCCGGATTACCGTATCCCGCAGGGTACAAACTTCCCCGTTACTGGCCTGTATTACCTGAATGGTGTCAACCAGAGGGCGGCATGGAAGTTCCCGGCAATTAAATATGGCTCTGGAAATCTCACTTTAAAGATCGAGTGGTATGCGCCAACCATCACGACTGGAACCGTACTATTTACCTCACAGATAGCCGCTATCACGCCTAATGTGGATGCACAGGATATAGAGACTAAAGCCCTTGCAGCAGCTAACACAGCACCTGACACAAACCTTGGCGCACCTGCAAAGCGAGCGCACACAGTCAGCATCACGATAACCAATCTGGACGGCCTAACGGCCAATGATCAGGTTTATATAGTGCTAGAGCGTACCGGATCGGACAACACCTTGGGTGAGGCCATAGCTATAACTCAATGCACAGTTAGCTATTCGGACGTATAATGGGCGCCCAATTCGGTGCAGGAATAAGCAGCGAGTTCCGTAAAACAACGGGCCTGCTGGACTATAATCTACCCTATACCGTACTAATGTGGGTGTATTACCTATCCACGCCCGGATCAGATCAAACAGCTCATTCATTAAATGACGGCAGTTTAAGCAGCTTTGATTTGTTCGGCCGGGTAACAGGTGGGACAACCCGTTTAACCGTCAGGACAAACGGCGGAGGCGCTACTACAACAACCGGATCAGCCCTAGCGCTTAATACGTGGTATTCCACAGCAATGAGGCGTAATAACACAACGAGCCTTGATTTTTTGCTAAATGGCTCAGTTGACCAGACCAATACAGCCAACATAGCAGGTCGAACAGCGGTAGCAGAGCAGAACGTAGGCGAGCAAGTTGGCGGATTTGCTGATCTGGATGCCTATGTTGGCGCGATGAAGGAATTTAATGTTGCCCTGACAGATGCTGAAATAGCAGCAGAGACGAACACCTTTCTGGCAAAGATAGCGGATAGCCGGTTACATGAATTAACGCCTGTATTACCGGGCAGCAGAACAAGCTCATTACGCGGATCAGGCTGGACAGAGATAGGAACAGTAGTTGATGCACCCAACCCGCCCATAACATGGGGTGGGTATAATGTAGTACCGATATTACCTACGGTCGTAGTTGGTGGCGGTACAATAACATCCAGCCTCGATGCGTTTCTACAAAAACAGATAAGCATCACTGCAAGCGCAGACAGCCACATACAGAAGACGATACAGCTAACAGCACAAGCAGATAGCATCCTGCAGAAAGCTTTTACCCTTGTCAGTAACGCAGATTCATTAATCCAGAAGAACATCAACGCGACAGCACAGGCAGACGGGCTGCTACAGAAGGCTATCAGCCTAATATCTAATGCTGATGCAATATTAACGGTTTTGGGTTCAGGGATTATAACCACTTCAACAGATGCCCATTTACAGAAGCTTATAAGTCTGGTTGCAAACGCAGATGCAATACTGGTAAAAATAGGGATATTACAGGCAAACGCCGATGCGATACTGCAGAAGACAGTCACAAGAACAGCCCAGACAGACGCTATTTTACAGAAAACACTGTCTAATCAATCAAATGCAGACGCATTATTGATACGGATAGCGAGCATAACAGCCAGTGCAGACGCTATACTAACAGGATTAACTAACATATTCGCCAGTGCAGATGCATTGCTGCAGAAGGTCGGGCTAACATTATCATCCAGCGCAGATGCTCTTTTGCAGTTACCCGGTAAAAGCATCAGAGTAAGGCGATTTAACGGTTTAAAACACATAGATATAAACGGACATTTGAGGTGAATCATGGTAGCAATCGTAATTATTAACCAAAAAAACGGCGCAGGTGAAACGGCCACAGACGTTACCAGCGGCACATATCGCTTTAAAAACGCCGACGATGCCAATGTTGACTCAAATAACCCAATGGTAGTCCCTGGCGCTGGATCAGACTGGTCATTCCAGAAGTTTCTAAGGCTAAACTTTGCAGGTACATTCACAAACGTATCTAATCTACGCTATTACACAGACGGCTCAAACGGATTCGGAACCGGCGTACTGTTATGGGCGCAAGCAACCCCAGCGTATGCAACCCCGGCAAAAGAGACAATCAGCACAGGCTATCTGGATGCATTTGGATACACATCAGGCGCACCCCTATCACTTGGCGCAGGCCCGTTTACTGGGTTAGGTGACAATGGCGACTATCTCAAGGAAGCAATGGAAGTACAGTCTACAGCTACACAGGGAGCGTTAACTCCGGAATTACAAACTTTTTCTTGGGATGAAATTTAACGATATCAATAACTTATGAACAGTAAAAAGGCCAAACTTATCCGCAAAGAGCTTGATAAAAACATGGAAAGAATACCCAATACAGCAGGATTTAAGGATAAATTCGGAAACATAATCAGCAAATCAGTCTACAAGAGGCATTTATATCAGCAATTCAAAGCCCATGTTTGAGATCATAAACGAAGATGACCGAGCACATGCAGTGACTGAAGATATAACAGCTACCGTACTGGATAACGGCAAGGCATTTATGCGCAGGGCAATTAAAAAGCATAAAGATGGCCGGATTGAACACGTAAACTGGCTAGTCTGCGAATTAGACGGCGTACGCGCATACTTTAACGGCACCAACGTTATTATGACTAAACAGGACTTAAACCCATGATCGGACAAAAGATATACATGATCCGCCCCAAAGAGCACGGTGCAGTATTAACGTTTTCTGATGGACAGAGACTAGAAGTCGATCGTCAGTTCATGGAAACAGAATATCCAGAGCCTGGCGGTTACTATGTTGACGGCCAATACATCCACGGCAGCAAATACGAAGGTGAATACAATGCCCGGTAATATGATGAGCAGGCTGATCAGTCAGTCAACACGCAAGAAACCAGCGAAAAAGAAACCTGTGGCTAAGAAGAAAAAGGCTGCAAAGAAACGCAAATAACCGAGAGGACTTGCAAACATGAATATATTTATGGTTAATGAATCAAATGAGGCCGCAGAATCTTTAGTAACAAAGCTAGCAGAGGTAAAAGACGGATCAATCCTACAGTTAACAGATGCAGAGATGAAGCTATACCAGTCTGATGATTTTAAGTGTTTATCATTTGGTAATGAAGGTAATACTAATATAGTCAAGATGGAACATGGTAAAAGCTATTTATACGTATGTGATCAGTTTACTAATATTGATGATGTAATGAGAGCATCAGAGACACTAGGATTTTATGTTGCAATAGTACGGACTGACCAACCTAAAGAAAAACTGCGGGTAATGTAAGATGCCAGGGAGACCATCAAAATATGATAAGGCTTATAATGAGCAAGTAATAAAGCTGTGTAAGCTAGGGGCAACAGACAAAGAACTGGCTAATTTCTTCAATGTATCAGAGTCCACATTAAACCTATGGAAGTTAAAACACAAAGCCTTTTCGGAGTCCTTAAACAAAGGAAAGCTTGAAGCTGATGCAATTATAGCGGATAGCTTGTTTAATCGGGCAAAGGGCTACGAACATATGGAAGACAAGATATTCAATAACAATGGCGAAGAAATGGTTGTTCCAACTATGAAACATTACCCGCCTGATACAACTGCATGTATATTTTGGTTGAAGAACAGACAGAAAGACCACTGGCGAGATCAAAGAGAAGTTACCGGGAATATAAACCATGTTCACAAGCACGAAGGATTACAGGACGCTGATACTCGGATTAGAGAAATCCTCGGACAGGGAGAAGCAGCAAGTAATCCGGCACCTAAGCCGCACTGATCTTTATTTTCTGTTGTGGTACACGTTACGCCGCGCAGACATCGAGAATGAGTGGTTATTGGCCCGGTGCATAGAAGTACAAGAATCACCCGATGGAATGATTGACCTATGGGCCAGAGAGCATTATAAATCGACCATTATCACGTTTGGAAAGACCATTCAGGACATATTGCGATCGCATGGTGATGATCCGGTTGAGTCTAGAGAGGTCACAGTAGGTATATTCAGCCATACCAGACCGATAGCCAAGGGTTTCTTGAGGCAGATCAAGCGCGAACTTGAGACAAACAAGCTATTACAGTGGGCATTTGATGACGTGCTGTACGAAAACCCACAGAAAGACAGCCCCAAATGGTCAGAAGATGACGGGCTAGTGGTTAAGCGCAAGAGCAACCCCAAAGAATCAACCATTGAAGCATGGGGATTAGTTGATGGCCAGCCAACATCAAAGCATTACGGATTGCTTATATACGATGATGTAGTGACGATCGACTCAGTTCGTAGCCCTGAAATGATAGCCAAAAGCACCGAGGCATGGGAGCTATCAACTAATCTGGGTGAAGAGGGTGGCCGTACACGCATAGCTGGAACCCGTTACCACTACAACGACACATACCGGTCTATCATGGATAGGGGAGCTGCAAAGAAGCGCATATATCCTGCTACTGATAACGGCCAGAAGGACGGCAAGCCTGTATTGAAGTCTGATGAATGGCTGGATGAACGCAGAACAAAGCTTGGATCATACGTTTTCGCATGTCAGCAGCTACTTGATCCAAAGGCAGAGGGCAAGCAGGGTTTTAAACGTGAGTGGATGAAGTACACCGAGATTAAAGCCACAGGCCAGGGTATGAATAGGTACATACTGGTAGACCCTGCTAACGAGAAGAAAAAGAAATCTGATTATACAGCCATGTGGGTTATTGCACTGGGCGCTGATGGAAACTATTACATACTGGACATGGTCAGGGATAAATTGAGCTTGAAAGAACGCGCAGATACATTGCTGGCATTACACAGGACACATAACCCCAAAGCTGTAGGGTATGAAAAGTACGGGATGCAGGCTGATATTGAATACATTAAGGACACAATGGAGCGCGAGCAGTACCGGTTTGAGATCATAGAGCTTGGCGGCAGCATGTCCAAGCAAGATAGAATACGCAGGCTGATCCCGTTATTTGAGGATGGCCGGTTTTATTTCCCCAAGTCATTACGCCGGACAAACTGGGAAGGAACAAACGAGGATTTAGTGGAAATATTTGTTAGCGATGAGTTTATGGAGTTCCCTGTGTCTACCCATGATGACATGCTGGATGGGTTGGCACGTATCACAGACGAAGATATGGGCTGTTCATTCCCGCGCCGTAGACCAACTGTATCCATGCCCCCAACCATACAACCGATGAGAGTAGGCCGATAATGCTGGAACATAAAGAATTACTTGAGCTGCATGACAAAGCCTATCTAGCCAATCAGACGACCCGTCAGCGGGCCGCATCTGACATGGTGTTTTACCATATCACACACTGGGAAGATGGTTTATTGTCGCAGTCTAACCTTGAGTATCAGGGCCAGTTCGATGTATTACGCAAGGCCGGCAGACAGATTATGGGTGATCTCAAGTCTAATCCGGTACAGGTAGACTTCCAGCCCAAGGTCGAGACCCGGGACGATGGCGCAGAGCTGATAGATGGCCTGTACCGCTCAGATGACCGCATTAATACAACATTGAGGCATACGGAAACGCTACGAATGAGGCGGTTGTGTGTGGCCTGGGTGGCTGGGAGCTTATCACTGAGTATGAGTCTAATCGAGCGGGTGTTGATAGCCAGGTTATCCGTAGACGTCCACTGTACGAGTTCAACAACAACGTATTGTGTGATCCTAATGCTAAACTACTGGATAAGTCAGATGCTAACTACTGGTCACTGCTTGTCCCATACTCAGAGGATGGCTATAAGGCACTGGTTAAAGACTTAACGGGCGAGGAAGACGCAGCCCAGACATCGTTTAAAGCCCCTGAAATGTCCTATTCATTCCCGTGGATTGGTACGGGCCAGCAGAAGCTAATACACGTCACCCGGTTCTATCACCGCACTAAAGTAAAGGATACTGTATACACGTTTGAAGACCCATACGGCGGTGAATTACTGCTGAGAAAGTCAGACATTACCGAGATAGAAGATGAGC